GCCTGACGGTACGCCCGTGACCTATCAACAAGGTGGCGTCCTGTTCCTGCAACGCTATGTGTACAAAGTGTATGGCTTGGCCTTCGCTTTGACCAAAGTGTTGGTGGAAGACGGCGATCACATTCGTATCGGTCAAGTTTATGCACGTCACTTGGCACAATCTTTGGTGGAAACCAAAGAACTGTTGTCTGCTAACGTGTTGAACACCGCTTTCAACAGCGCCTATGTTGGCGGCGACGGCGTGTCTTTGATCAACACCGCTCACCCCATCGTGAACGGTACTTTCAGCAACCAATTGTCGACCGCCGCTGTGTTGTCGCAAACCTCGCTGGAACAAATGTTGATTCAAGTTCGTCAAGCTGTTGACAACAACCAAAAGAAAATTCGTTTGGTTCCTCGTCAACTGGTTGTCGCTCCCGGCAACATCTTCCAAGCTGAAGTTCTGTTGAAGTCGGTTCTCCGCACCGGCAACGCCAACAACGACATCAACCCCGTGAAATCCATCGGGTTGCTGGACGAAGGAGCTGCTGTGTTGAGCCGTTTGACCAGTTCGACCGCATGGTGGGTTCAGACCGATGCTCCCGAAGGCATGAAGCTTTTGATGCGCCGTCGTCTGGAGAAGACCATGGAAGGTGACTTCGAAACTGACTCGATGCGCTACAAGGCCACCGAGCGTTACACAGTGGGTTGGACTGACCCACGCGCCATGTACGGTACTCCCGGCATGTAAAGCAAGCGGGTGGGACTAAAAACCCACCCTTTTTTTAAAACCTGAGTGGTTCAAGCCACAGGGAGAAAAAAATGCCTCAATTTAGTGATGATCTGTTCTTGGGTACTGCCCAAGGCTATATTGGTACAAACAACACGAACGCTGAAGCGATTATTACTGGTTCCGTTACCGGCACCACCATGACCGTTACTGCGATGAATTCTGGTGATTCTTTGGTTCTGGGACAATACGTCGCCGGTACTGGTATCACCGCCAACTCTTACATCACGGCCTTTGTGTCTGGTGCAGGTGGCACGGGTACTTATACCCTGAGCCAATCCTCATCGGCTACTGGCACGATCACAATCACAGCCTCCGGCAATTCCGGTCTGGGCGATCCTTCACCAATGGAAGTTGGTGTTGGCCCATTGGGTCGTGAATATGTGTGGGATGTGGTTCCTCAGACTCTGAACAACACCAACATTGCAGCCGCTCAAACGCCTGCCGCTGCTGGTAACTTGACATTGGCTGCTGGTACTAACACCAAAACTTATGTCCGCAACGATGGCACGACTGTGATCCAGTTGGACACACCTCGTGCAGTTCAGTTGACCACCGCTTCTGGCACTATCAGCACCAGTCGCAATCTAACCGTTTCTGGTTACGACTACTACGGCCAAGCAATGACCGAAGTGATCGCTACCGGCACGACATCGTCTGCTGTTGCTAACGTGTCTGGCAAGAAGGCTTTCTACCAGATCTCCAGCATCGCTATTAACGGTTCTTTGCCAGTAGCAATCCAGTTTGGTACTACCGACACCCTCGGTTTGCCTTTGCGCGTGTTTGACGCTGGTTATGTTGTCCGCGTGGGCTGGAACAACACCTTGGCCAACGACACTGGCGGCACCAGCGCATTTACTGTTGCTGACATGACGACCCCCGCAACTTCGTCAACTGGCGATGTGCGTGGAACTTACTACCCCTCTAGCGCCACCAATGGCGTGAAGCGTTTGGTTGTCGTGATTGCACTGCCCGGCATCGCTGCTGGCCCCAATGCAACCCGCACTGGCGCTTTGGGTGTGACCCAAGCTTAATAGGAGGCTCTCATGGCTACAAAACACGCTGGCGGCTTTAGCCAAATGCCAAAGATGATGACTGACGAACCGTCAGTTATCTTGAAGCTGAAAAAGGGTGGCAAAGTCCATAAGAAGGAACACCACGAAGAGCACGGCCACCATAGCATGCACCATGCTGCTGCAAAGCATCATGAAGGCATGCACGGCCACGCTGAACATGGTCACGCCCCCAAGAAGCCTTCCATGGCCGAACGCCGCAAGGCAATGAACCCCAACCAATACGCTCACGGCGGTAAGGTTCATCACAAGGCTGATGGTGGCATGATGCCTATGGGTGCTGCTCCTATGGCCGCTCCTATGGCTCCTATGGCCCAAGCCAAACTGGCTCAAATGGCTCCTGCCATTCGTGCCGCTCGTGCTATGCAAGTCCGCAAGGCCTTGACTGGCATGAAGAAGGGTGGCCACGCTGGTATGGAAAAACATATCGAGAAGCTGGAAAAAGAACTGCACCACCACGAGTCTTTGGGCATGAAAGAAGCACACCACAAACATGGTGGCAAGATTCATCACAAAGCCGAAGGCGGTAAAGCTTCTGGCAAGGCTCTCGACAAGTTTGAAACCAAAGCCACCATTGAGCACGACGAAAAACCTTTCGTGAAGACCAAAGTGGTTGACGGCGACCATGCTGA